ACGAGCAACTAAAAGCACGTCTGGATCTTGTCCTTGGTAATGCACCAGCACCTGCACGTCCTACCTTCAATGAAGAAGAGGAAGAAGTCGTGGCAAAACCCATGCCTTCTGAGTCTTGGGGCAGTGAGGTGTCTGAGTTTCGTGCAAAGGCAGTCGCTTCCTCTCCTGTAGAGGATGAAGACGATGCCATGTCTTACTTTGCTAAACTGGCGGAGGAAGATTGATGAAGATTTTATCCCTTGAAGACTACGAAAAGGCTGGAGAATCTTTCTGGCCTAAGTATTGGTATGTTGCTAAAGAACTTGGTGAAGGTGCCAAACCTGAGGATGTCCTGAAAGTTATGGAAGCAATCGGATCGGTTGCTCTCAAACTAAAACTGGAAGACACCCTTGCCCCTTTCGGATTCAATAAAAAGGAGAAGGAAGATGGGTGAATTGGTTGACGCCTGGATGAAACTAGATTATGGAGAAGGGTTTCTCTTCTCCCTCTGGATCATCGGCATGTATTATGTTAAACTACGCATGGATCGGAGATTCGGACGATGAAACTACTAGCTCTTCCATTTATTCTTCTCGCTACTGCGACACCCGCACAAGCGATTACATGGGGTGAGTTTTGGGAGCCCTTCAAGAGCGACCATCACCACCACTATGTCCGTGGACATACTTACCATGGACATGTCCATCGCCCTCGTCGGTATCGCACAACGTGTGAGCACCGAGAGTATCGAGAAGTCTATGACAGAAAGGGTCGCTTCGTTGAGTATTACTACGAGACCACATACGAACCCTGCTGGAAGAAGTATCGGGATCATCGTCACCATCATTGACCCCCCCCCCAAACCAAAATCGACCTTAGGTTCCCAGAATCGGCGGAAAATTTTCCCGCCAAAAAATGGGTCCCTAAGGTTTTTTATTGGAATTGTTGAGCGAGGATAACTCTAAACAGATTATCTTTTATTGCTATGAGTGCTTCCTGCTCTCTAGGATCACCGCCTGGCCATTTCTCTAAATGAAAACAGACGGACCTATACATTAGTGCAAGTCCGTCTCTTGATACATCCATATTGATATACTCAGGATCAGTATCCTCCACCGTATCCTCCTCCACTGCTACCTCCACTACTACCTGAGGATCCGCTGCTACCGCTTGATCCACTTGAGGATCCACTACCACCTGTAGATGCGGCGGCAGTAGTTACAGTGGTAGTTGCAGTGGATCCAGTTACGGTAGTTGTTACTGCCGCTGCTTCGACTGTCCCAGCAGAAGAAACTTGAAGTGCTACGCTAGGACCATAGTCAAATGACGTAACTGCCTGACCCAATGCAGAAGGAATACCGCTCTGAGTTCTATAACTCTTTCTATTGATATATGGACTGGTCGAAGAGTTAGGAGATTTCTTATTGCCTTCCAAATCAATCTCAGGGTGTTGATCGTAAGCAACAACAGATTCAAACTTGTCAATGAGTGTTTCGACTAGACCAGGACTGATCAAAGAGATCAATCTCTTTTGCTCGTTTAGGTATGTCTCATGCTCAGCAATAGACACTTGATAGATAGAGTCTGCCTTACTTAAAACAGATTGATCGGGTAATGTAACTCGATAGTCTTCGGTTACCTCTATACCTTTCTGCACGAAGATAGTACCATCATCGAGTTTAACCTCGTTTGTTTCCCAGTGATGAACTGCATCTGGATTCTCGTAAGTTTCTTCGATGTAGTTATTCAAATCCGTAGTGTTTTTTGGCCATTGAGTATAAGGATCAATAATATTATTGACCATCAAAACTACCCAATCTAGATTTGGATCACCATAAACTTTATTTGCCAACTCATCTGGACGCATGTTGTCGGTGATGTAGAAGGTTTCAAAAGCAGTAATATATTTTTCAATAATCGGATCTAGATATCCACGACGAAACATATTCTTGATCAGTCTATAACCAAGACGCCCGTCAGATTCCTCTTGTCCAACATAAACGTTAGGAAGGTATGAAAAATATTGTGACATTAGTATCCTTTGAGTGAGTCTGCTTGTGTAAGAATCTTGGTTTCAGCGAAGTCCATACTAATTTCAACGGCAGGGACCATCAATTGATCCATTGCACCAGTATTATCTATTGTGTATGGATCTTGAAGGAAGTCCTTAAAAGAAACATACTGTCCATCAGGAGTGTAGTTTACACTGATGTTTGTGCAAACACAGGGTTGAAACTTATAGTGTGGAAGTTTAGAGATAGTAGAAGATGAAGGATCAAGTCTGACAAATTCGAGTTGGAATCTATCTGGAATTTGTAGGTAAGCACCTTGTGCATTAAAACTACTCAAGTCAACAGTGCCACTGTTACCATTATCGGTTGGTGTTGTACTTTGGTTAGAATTATTGTTTCCATTTTGACCATTTAGAGCACTCTTTGCTGCATTGAGTAGGTTTTCAACCTCTTGCATGTCAGCATTGCCATAGATGGGAAGCACACCAGTCTTCAGGTATCTAATGATACTCATGATCTCCACTGCTTCCGATTTGTTTCTCGCAAACATTTTGAATGAGAATGAATGCGATCTAAAACCAACACCAGTAAACACCTGCTCGGTGAATGGGTTCATGATACGTCCAGAAGATAGTGCCTGGAGAGTGTTTGCATCACCAGCACCACCTGCCATTCCACCTGTTGCCATGTTGATCATGTTGGCACCTTGCTTGTAAGCAAATTCTGGTAGAGCAGCGGCAGCAGCGGACTTAAGTTGTTGTCCGATTCTATCTGCATCCATTGCTCTGCCTTGTGCAGCACCACCAATCTGTCCAACCAGTTGTGTAGCAGCGACACCAACAGCACCCATGCTAGCTGTGCTATAATTAGCACTGTATCCCGTCGAAAGTGATGGGGGCATGGCAAGGTAACACACCGTTTTGTTGAGCACTCTTGCAACTTCGTTGCCAGGTAGATTCTCTCCACCATAACCACCGCTCGATTCTGCCTCAAAGTTGATTCTATAACGTTGTATCTTGAGATAATCCACTCTCCCAGTAGGAGCCTCAGGACCATTTAGATAACTACCGCTAACTGGCACCTTCGTGGGATATTTAAGGACTGACTCTGCCACGCTAAATACTTACAGTACTATACAATGTCTATTTATGAGGTATCAAGGACGTTATACTCCAAGTTTCCCTCGTAAGTATAAAGGTGATCCCAAAAACATAATTTATAGATCCTCTTGGGAGTATAAATTTATGAAGTGGTGTGATCTCACACCCTCTGTAGAAGAGTGGGGTAGCGAGGAAATCATTATCCCATACATCTCTCCTGTTGATGGTAAAAGACACCGATATTTCCCCGACTTTTATGTCAAGGTTGGGAAGAAGAAGTATCTAGTCGAAGTGAAACCGTTGAGGCAAACCAAAGAACCTAAGACACAAAAACGAGTGACTAAAAAATATATTAACGAAGTCGTTACATGGAGTGTCAATCAGGCAAAGTGGAAAGCAGCAACAGAATTCTGCAAGGATAACAATTGGGAATTCATGCTCATCACTGAGAAGGAATTAAAGATCTAATGTCACTCAATCTTTCAACAAGAAGAGCGGGAGCTCCAAGGACAAGACTGTCTGAGTTTCAAGCATTTTTCAAGGGTAATGATAATCACCCAAGTTATGCTAACCGATGGTCTGTAGGATTCTCCACGCCAAATATTTTGCGAGGTGGTAAGTATTTCCTTACCAATAAGTTTGACCTAGGTGAGCCCGTTTACAACAGAAATCTGCTGAATTATTATGCAGACAATGTAAACCTACCTAGTAAGCAGGTTACAACTGGTAGTGTTACCAACATTGGATCTTCTTATAACTACGCAACGTCATCCACATTCAGTCAAATCAGCATGGATTTTATCATGCCGAGAAGTCACAAGACTAGAATGTTGTTTGAAAGATGGATCAGCATTATGTCTAGTGATGCTAATCAATTTACAGATTATTATGATGACTATGTTTGTCCTAACATGTATATCTTCAAGTGGGAGAGAGGTGGAGGTCCCGAATTTAAAATTCCAGACTTCTTCAAAAAAATCTTGAGACAACTTGGAGTTGATGAGAAAGACATCACCAAGTATAAAGATGATCAACTAGTTGGCATCTATGACATTCGCAATGTCTTCCCATATAATATTGGATCTGCTTCACTGACTAATGCATCTGCATCTCTACTAACTTTCAACGTAGGTTTTTACTACGAGAGATATAGATTCTTTGGTGCAGATAGATTTGATGATCAGGGTGGAGCATACTCTACTGTCGCTGGTCAGTCTGAGCTTTCAGATGTTGAGTTTGCTAAGGCAGAAGAAATCGGTGAATCCACCACAACATAAGCACCTAAATAAAATTACTGATGTGAATTTCTATGGCATTACCTAAGCTAAATGTACCACAATATACATGTAAACTTCCATCTAGCGGTAAGTCTATTAAGTATAGACCTTTCCTTGTAAAGGAAGAAAAACTTCTCTTCTTGGCTATGGAGTCGGGTGAGAATGCAGATATGATTGATGCTATCAATCGCATCATCGTTGACTGCACAAACCTTACTAACACTAAGGATCTAACTACCTTTGATATTGAGTATCTCTTCCTGCAAATCAGGACAAGATCTGTTGGCGAATCTGTTAATGTGACAGTTACCTGTCCCGATGATGGGAAAACTGAAGTTAGTGCATCTGTTGACTTGGACGCCATCACTGTTACGACTGACCCCAAACATAGTAAGGAGTTGAAACTGACAGATGATTTGATTCTCACTATGAAGTATCCAAGCATGGATCAATTTGTCAAGATGAATTTCGGTGATGATGATGACACCTCTATGATCGATCAGGTCATGGAACTTGCTAAAGCATGTGCAGACACTATTTCTGATGCAAATCAAGTGTATCAGTGTAAGGATGCAACCAAGAAGGAATTGAATACTTTCTTTGAGGACATGAATAGTGGTCAATTTAAGATGATCCAAGAATTCTTTGAGACAATGCCTAAATTGTCACACACAATGAAGGTCACTAATCCTAACACTGGTGTAGAAAATACTATTGTCCTTGAAGGACTAGCTGCTTTTTTCGGGTAGCCCTTCTCCATAATAATCTTCGGAATTATTATGAGTCTAATTTTGCTTTGATGCATCACCACAAGTGGCCTATGGATTACATAGATAATCTCATACCATTCGAGAAAGAAATCTATGTCACCCTTCTCATCAAATACTTGAAAGAAGAAGAGAGACGTTTAAAGGAGCAGCAACACTAGTGGCGAAAATCAAACCATATAAGTTAGTAAATACAGGGGCGTTAGAGAAGTCTGCGTTTACGACTGCCCAATCTTTTGCTGCTCCTATTACGGCAATCAATGGTATTGGTAAGACACTACAAGGTGTTGGTGGTGTTATCAATGACATCGTTTCTATTCAAAAAGGCACTCTTGCTGCCTATGCAAATATTGAGCAAGACAAGAGAAGACAATTAAGACGACAGAGAGACGCTGCTGCTGAAGCAAGGCAAGAAAAAGCAACGTCCAAACTAAAGAAGTCTGGTAAGGGTAGAAGCAAAAAGAAACTTAAGAAGTTAGGTCTTCTTGATATCATCCTAAAGAAATTTAAGGATGGGATCATGCAGGTCTTTGCACCCATTCTAGGACCCTTGACTGGGTGGTTTGGTATGATCGTTGGCGTCTTAGCGGCGCGAGGGGTATTTGATCTACTTACTGACGAGGAGAAGAGAGAGAAATTCTTAGAGACATTTGAAAAGGCTAAGTGTGTCTTTGGGAAGATCTTTAACTTCGTTAAAGGCAGTATAATGAAGGTCTGGGAAGGTTGGCAGAAGCTAACTGGATCAGAAGGTAATCTTATTGACAGAATCACTGGACTAGGAGAAATCCTTACTGGTGTTGCTGGATTGATGCTGGTATTCAATCCGTTTGCTTTGTTTGGTGGCATCCTGGATGCTCTCTTCCCAGATGATAATGATAACAAGAAAAAGAAGAAGAAAAAGAAACCAGACGACGCATCTAAAAAGAAGGGCACTGATGTTGATGCTGACGGTAAACCTAAGAAACCAACGTCAGGTGCAGATGATCTAGTTGATGATGCCCTTGAGTTGGGTCCTGACGGCAAACCTAAGGTTAATCCAGCAAGCGCACCCGAACCTCCGAAGAAAAGAGGTGGCATTTTTGGTTTCTTAGACGATCAGGTAGAGAAGGCTAAGAAACTAAAAGATAGTCTTGCCAAGAAAGCAGAAAGTGCTTTTGGTGTTGTTGGTGACTGGGCAAAGAAACAATACGCCAATCTTTCTGAAGCAGCAAGAAAGAGATGGGAGGACATGGTTGGTCTCAGCAAGAAACTTGTTGAGAAATCAAAAGCAATTGGTAGTGCTGTTGCTAGTAAGGTTGGTGATGCTAAGAAATTCATCACTGAGGGTGTATCTTCACTGACTGCTAAGGCAAAACAGGTTGTCATGGATAAGATCCTGCAACCTTTGGGCAAAATGTTTGAGCCCATACAGAAGCAGTTGAAAGGAATGGCAAACAAGGTCATGGGACCTCTGTTTGAAACACCAATTGGAAAGAAAGTTTTAGAAGCACTGAAGAAGAAAGGTATCAGTGGTGCTGGTGACTTTGCAGGTATTGCCAAGCGAGTAGGTGGTAAGGCACTGCCTGTCATTGGCGGTCTGGTAAACATGTTGTTTGCCTACGACAGATTTGCTAATGAAGATCCCTTTGGTGGATTGTTGGAAGGACTATCTGCTGGTTTTGACTTGGCAGGTCTATTCCCTGGTGGTCAGTTTGGACCTCCAATCTCCATGGGTATCGATGCATATCTCTTTGCTAGAGATCTAGTCCCAGGTGTGCAAGAATTTGAAGAAGCGATGATCAATAAGATCCCTGGTGCAAAACAACTGGGAGATACGATGAAGTCTTTTGGTAAGAAGTTGCCAAACCTAGGACAACTTATTGGTATGTTGGGCGGCAAACCCCCTGAGGGTATGGGACTGGAAGATGGTGAGGGTGATCCTCTGGATCTTGAATCTGGTGATAC